AACTTGTAAATCCATGACCTGTGGTGACATGGTAAAATCATCAAATAATTCTGTATCTAAACCCATACCTGGTAGAGCAGTAGGTATAGTTTCTATTTGTGCCATTTTCTGGTCACGCATGTATTGGTCTATACGATTAAATTGGTCGAAGTAGTTTGAAAAAACTCCAGCACAATGTAATGCTTCGTCTCTAGTTAGGGTCTTCATTGTTCCACATCCATAATAAAAATATAATAAAAGAATAAATCATTATAACATAAGTCAACGATAAAAGCAAGCTCACTATCAGAAAGATATCCAGTTGTAAACTGCCCTCATACTTAATATTAAATACATAAGTTCCATCAATGCTCTTGGCCAATCTTTATCTTTCAGACCAAAATATACCCACATAACACAAGCGACCACACTTAAACTCCAACCGACCCATTGTGTTGATACATTGGCTGATGATAGAATCGATACACTTAACATAGCTATAAAAAATCCTAGCCATCGCCAGCCATTTATATCTTTGTAGTATCGAATTTTCATCCAAACTTTTCCGTTTGATTTCCCCATGAGTCCCACCCCTCAGCGGAAGACCTAGCAAATAATTCTATTCGAGGTAAGTCTCCACATAGTTGTACTATGTCGTTTCTAATTCTGTCTGGTTTGCGACTATGTTCTCTTCGCTCATCTACGACTAGTCTATTTATGTTTTTATTTACTCTTTTTGGACTACCTTTCGTAGCTAAAATACATACTTCTGGATTTGCTCTTGTCCAATAACCTGTACCTTTAAAATAATAATTTTTAATTCTGTCTTTGTTAGTCTTGACCCAATGAAAACCAATTGTTTTGTATTTAAAACCCCACTTCTCAACTAGTGGTAATTGTTTGTGCAATAAAGGGTCTGTACACCACATAAACAATACACAATCTTTATCTGCTAAATCGCCAATAGGTAAATTTTCTATATCTTTTAAAGTCATACAATCATAATGTTGTTCAGGACTTCTACCTTTACCTTTGATAGAATAAGTATCAAATGTCCATGGTGGGTCAGCATAGATTATATTATAAGTTTTCTTTGGAAATGGTATCAAAAGAAATCCTCCAGACTTGCAACTTTCTCGGCCTTCCAGTTTATTGCTTCAAGTATAAATCTCATAGGGTCAAGGAAAGTCTTTTCAAATTGTGTATCATAATCAATAAATCTATGTACATCAAACTCTTTAGGTAAAGTTGCTATATAACTTATAACACCATGTTTAAATGGATTAGGTTCTTTCATTAAGATAAATTTAATCTTATCACCTTCTTGTATTTCAGGATACTTTCTTGTTAATTTCATTTCTCTTAAATAATGATTATAGATTAATGCACCTTTAACATGTATAGGGCAAGACTTCTGAAATATATTACTTGAGTCTGCATACTTTCTTAAATTATTACAAGACCTTGGAAAGGCAACTTGTTCAGGTTCTAAACCAGCAAACTCTTGTCTGAAATCTGCAATGAATTTTTGTAAGTCTGTTTCATCTTTTTCCATGATGATAGTAATAGCTTCTTTAATTCTAGTTCTACATATTTCTGGTGTTGATGATTTGATTGCCTCAATACCCATGATTTTAAGTTTAGGTTTTGCATATTGAACACCCTCACTATTGTGAACATTCAACATATATCTTTTCTTGGCAACCCATATACCTTTATCAGCAATAACTTCTCTTGCCATTTCCATCTTTTGTTGAAAGGCGTTAGAATAATCAGCGAGTTCGGCGTAGCATTTGTCTATGTAAGGTTCAAACTTTTCAGTACAAATCTTGTCAAGAATTTTTACAATCTGTTCTTTTGATTTATCTTTACATATTTTTTCAACAAGTTTATCAAGTGTAACATAAATTGAATCAGTATCAGACGCAACAATATAATCGCCTTCTTCACCAATAACTTTAGTTAGATAGTCATTCATTTTATTTTCAATCCACTTAATTACATATTGACCAGAGGTTGTGATAGCAGACGCCTGAGCAACATCATAGTATCTAAAGTATTGATTACCGATTGCACCATAAGCTGAGTTCAAGGCAATCTTTTTTGACCATTGAATATTATGATATCTTGATATTGTTTTCTTTAATTCTGTTTTAGTTTTATCATTCTCATATTGTTGAGAAGCTTGTAGTTCTAGTCTTTTAAATTTCTTTCTGTCATTATACATATCTTCCATCATTTTAGGAAGAAAACCTTGACTATCAGTTTTAAATCTGGCACCATTTGGTGTCATTGTAATACCTTTTTCTTTTAAGAAAGCAGTATCAACTTTCTTCTTCAACATATTAGATACAGAAACACCAGTTGAATCTTGACCAACATATTTTTCTGGCGAAATATTGTACTGCATAATAAGATGTGGATAAAGTGAGTTGAGGTCAAACGATACAACCCATTTGTGCATACCAACAATCGGGTCTTTTACATAAGCACCAACATACTTCTCATCTTTTGTATGATGTTCTTTTGGTGGTATTTGTATACCTCTATCTTTTAAATGATTATAAATGTATGTGTCCCATACACGAATTTGTGAAAAGATATCAAGATAATTAACTCTAGCGTCATAGGCCATAGTTAATAACAATTCAATTAGACCAAGTTTATCTTCTAGTCCATCAACAATCTCAACATCTTGAATATTATAATCTACGAAAGATTGAAAGTCTTTTGTATACCAATCTTTAAATGTTTCATAAGGGTTATCATCTTTACCAGTACCGAGTTCTACATTACCAATAAAGTTTAGTTTATAACTTTCTTGTCTTTGAGGAATATATCTTGTATATAAATCTAGGTAATCAAGATTAGAAATACCAAACAAAGTATATACAGTTTGTTCACGACCTCTTACTTCAACCTTTTGTTCTTCTACAATATTCCAAGGCGATAACTTTTTAATTACCTTTTCATCTGTTAATAATTTAATTCTGTTTACTAGATATGGTAAATCAAAAAACTTACAATTCCAACCTGTGATAACATCTGGATAGTTTTTAATCCAGAATTTCATAAACTCCATGATTAAATGTTTTTCTGTTTTACATTTAATATAAGTTACATCTGTACGGTCAGTTTTGAAATCACCAACACCCCAAGTTATAATGTGTTTGTTAGTTTGATTCTTTACCGTGATTACTAGTAATTTCTCCTGTGGATTTTCTACATCTGGAAAACCATCTTCACAGGTAGTCTCAATATCAATTGTAAATATTTTAATATGGTCTTTGTTCCACTCGACTTCGCCAGGGAAGTTATCTGAAATATATTGATATTGGTATCTATCTAAACCATAGATAGGTGAGTTGGATGTGGCGTAGCTTTTCTTAAACTCTCTTGCCTTATGAATAGAATCAAAATTAATCTCTTTTAGATTACGACCTTTCAGGTCTTTCCATGTAGATTCTTCTTGACTTAAAACATAAAGTTTAGGTTTGAAGTTTAATCTTTCGTTGTATTCTTTACCGTCTAATACTCCTCGAACAAGTATTTTTCCTCGGTGTTCTATTACTGACTTGTAAAATTCCATAGTTCTCTCATTATATAAAGTCTTATTATAACATATAAATTCAATTAAAGCAACTCTTCCTGCCTTAAATGTAGCGTGATTCCGTCTAAAGATTTGTCTAGCATAATCTGACAACCGAGTCTTGACATGCCATCTTTATAACCTTTTTCATATTCTAATAGTTCTTGTTCTAAACTATTCTCTTCAAGTGGTACTTTACCTACCCAAGCATTACCAACATATACATGGCAAGTAGCACAAGCACAGCAGCCACCACAATCAGCAGGTATTTCTGGAATGTCTGCCTCTTTGGCAGCCTCCATTACAGTATGTCCTACTGGTACCTTAACAGTTATTTTTTCATTATTGTTCCTTATAAAGTGAACAGTTATCATAATATATTACTTCAAGTTTGGTACTGTTGTTTCTGTAATTAATCCTGGATTTTTTGGTTGTATAATGCCTGTACCTAAATGTTGATTGTAAGAATTTTGTAATTCTTTTTTCGGCGTTGTTTGGTTGATAACATTTGGTGTTTTTAGTTCTATCTCTTTATCATCTGTATAAGGAGCATATAAAGTAAATGCCAATTTTGTTGGTTGACCTGGTCCACCTTGCATTGGTATAATTGCAAAAGCATTTTTAACTTTTACTATTTCTGTTCCTTGGTCAATGACATCACCTATCACATCTTCGCCTGTACTTAATCTTAATATTTTAATCATTATCTATTTCCTCATCTGCGCTATAGTGCGTTGTTACTACATATTTTCTATGTGGGTTTACCATAACATTTACTCTATTCATAAATTTACGGTCTAATAAAATCGGACTTCTGTCCTCTCTATCGTCTATTGTGAATTCTACATCCTCGTAATATCCACCTAGAAATTCAACATCAAGTTTAACTACATATCTTTTTTCGTCATAGTCTCTTAACCCACCTACTGATATTTTTTCTGTACGAACAATATCACTAGTAATTTTTTTGTTGAATAATGACCAAGTAATCTTACTGCCTTTTACATCAAACTTTTCAGCATGAATAACTGGCATACCAGAGTTACCCGTATCAAATTTTGCTACAATATTACCAAAAGGTTTAATTGATAATATTTCTTTATAACCACATTCTGTCGGTACTTTTACCCAATTCTTTTTATCACTAAAAAATTTAATAACTTCTTTAGATATATTCTTTTTGGTTGCTTCTTCTATTCCTTCTGTACCTGGTGAAGAGTTAACTTCAATAACAAATGGTGGTTCTTTATCTCTATTTTTAGCAGGTATAAAATCAACTGCTGTCCATACTCCGTTTACTGCCTTAGCGGCCAATAAACTAGTTTCTATTTCTAATTCTGTTAATTCGTGTGCAACTGGTTCACTACCTTGCGACACATTACTTCTAAAATCTCCTTCAATAACTGGTCTTTTCATTATAGCTTGAATTTTACCACCTAATACTAATACTCTAACATCATAATCTGTTTTGATATATTCTTGTAATAATAAATCAGCGTCTTCATCTTGCTTATTAATTAATTGAACAATTGAATCTAAAGACTTTTCTGATTCAACAAACAATACACCAACACCTTTACTACCTCTTAATGTTTTCATAATTACAGGAAAGTCGGTATCTAATCTATCGAAATCTGCAACTGAATTTTCGGGGTCTGTAATTAATGTTGACTTTGGTTGTCTTACTCCATAATCAGCAAGTCTTAATGAGGTTCTATATTTGTCAACACAAAGGTTGATTGTTTGTCTGCTGTTAACAACACAAACACCGTCTCGTTCTAACATGGAAATTATATCCATCCAGCTATCTTTTCTTACAACTGAACCTCTAAAGATAACAACTGTATTTTTAGAGTGTACTTCGAAACCTTTTTTGTCGCCTTTATTGTGTACTCTTCTTATACCATCTTCGTATGAAGTTGAGCCATTGGTTAATCTAAAAAGATAATATTTCCAACCAAGTTTTTCTGCCTCTTCTTTTAATCTTTCGGCAGTATGAAAAGTTTTTGCTTCTTCCGGTTCATCTGTAATAATTACAAGACGACCTTTTAATGGTGCCTTTGCTTCAGATATAAACTCTCTAAATTTAGGGACTTCCATTACTTACTTTACCTCTTCTTTTTCAATATTCTTTTTGCCAATATTATATTTTGTAGATAGTACCCATTCTTTTTTTTCTTTGAATGGTAATACTTTGATTTGACTTAAAGGTGCTTTGTTTTCAGCAGCCTTCTTGTCAACGATATCAATTAAATTCCAGTCTTGCAATAGAATGGCAATTGTGTTTCTTCTTTCAATATCGTTTGAGGTTAATGTACTCTTCTTACCATCTAAAGCAAATAGTTCTTTAAAATGGGTTATAAAATACTTACCTTGTTTGTGTAAAATATGACACGATTGAAATAGTGTCTTGTCTTTTCGTGAGGCAACACCAATTCTAGTTAGTGTCTCTCTTACTTTTAAAAAATCGTCAGGTTGCTTAATAGTAACCTCAAGCATATCATCTGCCGACCATGATATTACATCTTCATTCATCTTTTTTTTCTCCCACCTTTTTCAAGGGATTGTTTCATTATTTTAAGATGGTCGGTTGATAATAAGTTCATTACTTCTTGAGCTCTAGCATTGCTATAACCATAATACTCTTTAACTACTTCAAGGTCCTTGACTTTAGTTTTATTAAGCCACTTACCACCAAATCGCCTTCTCTCTCGGATACTATTTAGTAAATAATCAAATTGCATTTTCTTTGGGAGAAAGTGATAGCCATTCATTTCGTTGGAGTGCATAATGGTATCGTAGTGTTGAGCAAGACATTTATTGATTACAAATGGTGGGTATTTTCTTTCCCAATCAAGGTCATCTGTATCCAGTAAGGGTTTCTTTGTTTCGTTAATTGCTGATAGATAATCTTTTAGTTCGTACATTATAATATCTTTCTTGCACCACCAACAAAGTTTTCAACCTTATTGAATAGTGGTACATCACCATGTATATCTTTATATTCTTTCTGTATAGTTTCTTCTATATCTCTTACTTGGTCTGGATGACATGGAAAGAATTCATGTTCAAACTTATAACAATCCTTCATAGGAAACTTTTTGCCTTTATAAAATAACTTGGATATTTGTTGAGGTATATTAGAGTAAGTTTGTGGTCTACCATTTTTGATAGTAGAATTATATAATGAAGATTTAAAATCTGCTCTTCTACCCCACATTCCAGCTCTTTTGCCTGGTAATCTGCCATCACTATCAGAAGAACCTATGTAAACAATTTTGCCGTCAAAATATATTCTGTATATACCACTAGATTTATATATGTTTGGTACGCCATATCCAAATTGTGTCTCTAATGATATCTTTGGAAACCATTTAACTTCTGTAATAGGTTCTGGTTCATGGGGAGATATATTATATTTTAATAGATGTTCTTTTAATATGTTAACAAAATTAGGAGGCATTTTCTCCATTTCTATGGAGACTCCGTAAGTTTTTGGTCTGATATAACAAATCATTTGAATTTACAACTAGCCATAATTTCAGTTAAACAAGCAACCATATTGATTTCTTGGTCTGCCACAAAGGCAGCTTTGTACTGATAACCAGCAATAATTAATACGGCCTGTGGAACAGATTTAGGTTCTAATGCCGTATATAGTATATCATAAAGTCCAGTAAATAGAGTAGATGGTTCTTTATCTAGGTTTTGTACAACCCATTTTCTCATTTCATTAAACTTTTTATCTTTTAAAGCTGACATAAGTTCTTTATGATTTGCTTCAGATAAACTGAATAAGATACCACTATCTATTTTACCTCTAACAGAATACCTTTGAAGTTCATTAATAGTTCTTCTAAAGTCTGGATAAAATTTCTGTATTAATTCTGCAAGGACTTTTTTATCAAACTCAATCTTTTCATCTGTTAAAACTTTACTTAACCTTTTCATAAAGGCAGTAGCAGTTTTTACTCTTTGACCATTCTTAATAGAAAAATCAATAACGGTACAACGACTATGTAAAGCTGGAATGATTTTGTTTTTGTAATTACATGTAAAGATAAATCTACAGTTATTGTAAAATGTTTCAATAAAATTACGCAAAGCAGGTTGAACACTATCAGCATTCATATAATCTGCCTCGTCTATAATAACTACTTTGTGATTAGAGTCTTCTGTAAGTGATACTGTACTAGCAAAGTTTTTAATCTTGTTTCGTAGAGTATCTATTTGACGGCCTTCGTCTGAACCATTGATTATAATATAATCTGCTTTTAGTTCTTCACATAAGGCACGAGCCACCGTGGTCTTACCTGTACCAGCACTACCTGATAATAGTAAGTTAGGTATTTCTTTTTGTTTTAGAAAGTTAGTAAATGTATCTTTTAATTCTGTTGTTAAGATACAATCTTTGATTTTGTTTGGCCGATACTTTTCGACCCATAGAAAATCTGACATAATATAAACCTCAATTGTTTCATGTTAAAATATGGATTAGTTTTAAATCCAAGTCCAATGTATATAAAAAACATATCACTATTAATAATAGTATATATTTAAAATTCTGAATCAGGCTCTAACGCAATCCAATATTGAACAGGTTTATTTCTGTTTACAAAATGAGATATCTTTTGCTTTGATATAGCAACATCATAATCATCTGGTAAAATCTTAAAGTTTTCTGCCTTGAAATAAGCAGTAAATTCTTTATTAGTTTCACCAACTGTAATAGAATAGTTGTTTGAAGATTTGTTCTTCTTATCAGTTGCAACCATACTAATCTTACCACCCTTACCGGTAACGGCAATGTCTGGTAAATTTAATGTAGTATAACCTTTTTTCAATTTTTCAAAGTCTGTTCTTTTAAATGTAAAAGTAACCTCTTTATCTGGCATATTAATTGATTTAGTTGGTGCCACGATAACTGACTTGTCAGCGAAAAAGTATTTAACTGATTGTTGTTTATTAGTATCTGCAATGGTAACATTACTTGTACCATTGAAACCTAATTCTGGTCCTTCAAACAATTCTACAGACCTCAAAAATTCTGGTAAATCATAAATGGCAAATTCGCCGTCAAATGATTCAGTAATATCAGCCTCAGCTAATATATTTTTCATTGTAGAGATTGTTTGTAATTTCTTTCCAGGTTTTACTAGTATATTCTGATTGATTTCAGAAAAGTTTTTTAGTAGGGAAAGGGTATCACTTGTTAGTTTCATCATATATTTCCTTCTTTATTTAATGGAGCGGATACTTGGTACTGCCCCAAGTTCTCGAAGTTGGTAACCTCG